AATTCAGCGGCGGTGTATTCCCGGCTTTTCTTTTCTACGTGTCCGGGGGCAACATAGGTTGCACGCTGGTAATGCGGCAGGTAAGTGATACCGTTCAGCAGGTATGTAGTGGCAGCGGCGGTGGGAGCTATGTAGTCTCTCGATTCCATCATTTTAGTGTCCTTTAGGTGAGTGGAGAAATAATAGTAGCACACTTTTATTTTGTGTGCTAAAGTTTTTTACATCAATAAAGGAGAACCACATGGTAATTAAGACGGTATTTATAACAACCAAAGAATTACAGCAGGCATTGCGGGACTACTGTGCCGCCAACGGCGGTATTCCGATGGTCGTTACCATCCAGAGCTACGAAAAACAAATCGTGGTGGATCTTCGGCCCGGCGGCATGATTACCGCCGATGAGTTCCACCATGCCGCTACTGGAGCGTGACATTGAACGCTACCTTGTGCGCCGCACCATCGAGCATGGTGGCGTGGCTTACAAGTGGGTGTCACCGGGGCGTGTCGGTGTGGCCGACCGCATCGTGCTGCTGCCCGGTGGCGTGGTGTGGTTCGTGGAATTGAAAACTGTAAAGGGACGCTTGTCACCGTGGCAGAAGCTGTTTGCTGCCGAGATGCGCCGCATGGGTATGAATTACATTGTGATTAGGTCAAAGGAGGAAGTAGACCAATGGTTCTTAGACCGTATCAAGAGTTAGCCGCCGACTTCCTCTACGAGCGCGACCGGGCGATGATCCTGGCACCCGTCGGTGCGGGCAAGACCGCCATCACGCTGACCGCCATGCAAGACATGCTGGGCGCGGGCGAGGTGCAGCGGTTCCTCGTTGTAGCGCCTAAGCGTGTGGCCGTCAGTGTCTGGCCGGTGGAGGCCAAGCTGTGGGCACCGGGGCTGTCGTTGTCCGTGGTCATCGGCACACCGACGCAGCGCGTCAAGGCGCTACAGGCCAACGTGCAGGTGGTGGTCGCCACCTACGACAACCTGCAATGGCTGGCCGAGCAACCGCTACGCTTTGACGGTGTGGTGTTTGATGAGCTGACGCGGTTAAAGAACCCATCAGGCAAACGGTTCAAGGCGCTGCTGAAGGTGCTGAACGCTATCCCGATCCGCTGGGGGTTGACTGGCAGCTTTACCAGCAACGGGCTGGAGGACGTATTCGGACAATGCAAGGTGATCGACCAGACGCTGTTAGGCCGCGCCAAGGGCGCGTTCATGCAACAGTATTTTCACTGCATCAACAGGGATTTCGGTGATTGGACGCCCGCCGCTGGCGCGTTGGAGCAGGTCATGGCGCGCATCAAGCCGGCCACGTTTGTCTTGGACGCGGGCGATTACAAGGACAAGCTGCCGCCGCTGCACATCGTCGAGATGCCCTGCACGATGGACATGATTGACTACAAGGCGATGAAAAAGAACTTCCTGCTGCTGTTTCCCGACACCCAGGCCGTCGCGGCCAACGCGGGCGTGGTGACCAGCAAGTTGCAACAGATGGCGTCGGGCTTTGTCTACGCCGAGGGTAAGGCAACGAAGTGGCTGTCAGACCACAAGTTTGAGGTGCTGGACGACCTGTTGGCCGAGAACCAGCACGCCAACACGATCATCGCCTACCAGTATCAGGCCGAGCTGGCCGAGCTACAGCGCCGCTATCCCCGCGCGGTCACGCTCGACGAGCCGGACGCCATCGACCGTTGGAACGCCGGTAAGGTCAAGCTGCTGCTGGCGCACCCCAAGTCGGCCGGCCACGGCCTTAACTTGCAACACGGTGGCTGTCACATGGTGTTCCTGTCGCTGCCGTGGTCGCTGGAGCTGTTCGAGCAGACTATCGGACGGTTGCACCGCAGCGGCCAGCGGCATGACGTGTGGGTCTACGTCCTGCTGACCAATGACACGGTAGACGAGAAGATTTACGCAGCACTGCACGACAAGAAGTCCGTATCACAACTAGCTATGGAGGCTTTGCAATGAAACGAATTGACGCACTGAAGGGCAAGCTAAAGGCGGCGAAGGCCGAGCTAATCATCCGTTACCGGCAGTTCAACGCCGCGCAACGGGGGCTGATACGGGTGTTGCATAACATTAACCAACTGGAGAAGAAAATTGAAAAGACTAACCTGGCGTGAGCTAAACCATACCCTTGGCACCAAGACCGAAGCCGAGGTGCTGGATATGCTCAACGCGGAGCGCGCCAACCTGCGCCGTGTCGTGGTGCTGGAGCGCCTGCATCAGCGGTATAACAGCCTGCGGATAACGCGGGAACGTATTGAACTTCTTAAGGAGGCCACATCGAAATGGAAAAGATGACCCTGACGCAATTTAAAGTTGTGCTAGAGAAGTTTATGCTTGCCCGACAAAAGTATTTGCAGACACACTCAAGTTCTGCCAATACCGCATGGCGAGCGGCTGATCTAGAACTAGCGTTAGCCTATAACCGTTACATGTTGGAGGGTAGGAAATGAACATTCTTGCATGGATGAAAAGGCTGTATGCGTTACCGCCGGTCGAGGAGATGATGACTTCCGAATTGGAGGAAGCAAGGCGTGATCTACTGATAGCAGAAACCGCGGCTGACTACGCGGAATCGGCAGTTGTCTATAACCGCCAGCGTATCGAGCGGCTGACCGCTGCGCTGAAGGAGGTGTGATATGAACGCATACGACGCGGTTTACCAAAAACAGGTAGACGAAACACAAAGAGAAATTATGTTGCATCAATACGGAGCAATAATGGACCCATCAGAGTATCAAGATCACTTCCAAAAACAAGAAAATGAACTACAGAAAGAAATTACGCAAAATACACAGAATAAAAATACTGCACCCCACGATCGTATAACTGCGCTGGTGCTAAAACATGAGCAGCAGATAAAAGATATTGCCGCACACCTGCTGGAACTTAAACAGTTGATAACGCCGATGATGGAGTTTAAACAGGAGAAGTCAAAGAATGAACCTGTGGCGTGGTTGGTGACTTACGGAGGCTTAACGCATGTTGAATATACGCAGCCGACCCAAGTTGTTGATACGCATTATCAGCCTCTTTACATAGCACTACATCGCCCGTGGGTTGGGCTGACGGATGATGAGATTTGGACATTGCATGATTCGTATCCCAACCCTGTTGAATTTGCCCGAGACATTGAAGCCAAGCTGCTGGAGAAAAACGGTGGATAAACTAATGGTTGGCGTTACAGAATACGAGGAAGGAATGGAGGTAAAACTTGTTTACCAAAAGGACAGATATACTAAAAAAGAACGATATATGGTTCTTGCGATGAACGAAGCTGGCCATTGCTGCACGAGAGTTGATTTAATTCAATTGCTGGAATGGGTGCGTGACAATATGCCTGAATTAATGACTAAGCCATCATCTTACCGGCCGCATCCTGAACCCGCGCCACACGGTTAAACCAGCCCCTGCCAAAAGTTCCAAACGTCGGCAGGGACTGGTAAAACGCCTCTTTTTCGTAGCTAAAAATTTCTATCAGATCAGACGGGTCGGCAGCGGTCGCAGCGGCTATCGTTGCTCTGCCGATACTTCCATCAGCCGCAACACCTAACGCCGCCTGTAGCAACTTTGCAGCGCGTCCTGGGCCCATGTTTACCGCAGCATCAAATACCGCGTAATCCACACCTCTCGGCAGATCGTCGCACTTGCAAGCGTCCCAATATTTAGCTTTGTACATCGGCGCCACCTGCTCCGGTGTCAACGCCCGCATCTCGGCCTCATCAACGCCGCGCTTAACCCAGTCGCGCCAGACTTTTTGAGTGACACCCAGGTTAGTCATGCCGCCGGGATCTGATGGATGATCGACGAAGCCGCCTTCTGTTGCCAGCACCAGCGCCAGTGATGACGGAAAATTACTTAACATCGTTACCCCCACTTGAGAATTTTATACCAGCCAGCAGTCCAATAAACCCGCCAATGATAGTCTGAAACGCAGGTGCTAGTAGCTTGAAAATGTCCTCGTTGTTTACTTCCTTGTCGAACAACCCAACGCACAACGCAAAAACCATCCCTGCGATGACGATGCACAGGGTAAAACTAACCATCGTTGTCACAACAAAAGTCAGTTTCTCTTTCATCTGCTGCTTTCGCCGCCTTTAACTTTTTCAACTGACCTCATTGCACCTAGCCCCAACATACCCATTAAAATTTGCAACGTCAGGTCGGTGCTGATGACCGGAAACTCTCCCGTATACCCAAACCAGACCTTGGCTGCAAACCTAGCAAACGGTTCAATTAACGCAGCATACGCCAGTCCTGCTCCGCACACCCATCCGATACCCGGCCTCCATCCAGCTACGAACCAATTCGTTGATTTAGCTTCCTCGATGTTGGTTTGGATTTGCAACTTTGCCAGATCCGTTTCAGCGGCAAGATGGGCAAGCTCCCCGGCATTATGCATCTTGAGCAGCTCCAACTGCGCTGCTGCTTTAGCCGCGGGATCCGGAAACAACCGGTCTATCAGACCCTTGCCGATGTCAAAAATACCGGATAAAAGCAGCGGGTTCATTTACCCGGCACATTACCGCCAACAGGGTTAGCGGCCCCAACCGGCGCAGCGGTGAACGACATAGTGCCTGGAGGCACATGTCCGTTATTCCACGGCGATTCGTTGATGGGGCCGTAGCAGTTGGCAAGCTGCACGCCGTTGACTTTCTTAACCTGCTTGGCGCACAGGAACGACCATTGGTTTGACATGCCACCACCGGGTTCAGTGTTGGTAACAAACGTCCTGGGAGTCATGGTTACTACTGCCCAAGATGGAGCTTGCGGATACTCAGTAACCGTTGAGAAAAGTGACCAGACTTTACCCGGCGGTGCTTTGCAACTGCCTTTCATCAGATCCGCGTTGGCAATCGCTTTGCCGGTCAGCACCGGACAGACCGCCATACCTTCTTGAAACTCTTTACCGTCCACGCGGATTGTCTTGCCTGTAGGATTGCTGGCAGATGCAGCGCACAAGGCAAACTCGCCGTTACAGATCATCAGTTTCACGCCACCGGCAAGCGCGTTGGTTGACAGCAGGGCCAGAAGCAATAGCGTTTTCATGGTTAACCTTTTAGGGCAATGTGAAGAAGTAAAGCGATGATAAACCCGGCTATGCTAATGCCAATCTGTTCAATGCGTTTAAGCCTTGCGGTGATAGAGTCGTAGCGCAGCTCGCACACCGCTTCGTGCGAGGTAAGCCGAACGTCTAATTCTGGAGCAGTTGCCATTATTGAGGTGCCAATCGGTTTTGAGATTCTTGCGGTGCTAGTTGGTTGAGCATTATTGCCCCCGGGGCAACATACTTGCGTCGATTGCTGGGTGTTTTTTCAACTACTGGCGCGGTAACTTTGGCTTGCGCTTTAGCAATCATTGCCGCCGCTGAAGGTGAGTTAGCAAGCTCAACGCCAATCTGCGCGGCCAGCTTATCGTCCGTCAAACCCTTAAGCCTACGCATCACAAAATTTACCATGCTCATTGAGTGGCTGAAACTTGCTGCCGCAGGACCAGCCGATTCAGTAGCTAAGGCTCCAACACCACCGCCTGCGGCTACACCTTTTGCGGCCAGTTTATCAAAGCTAGTGCTTTGGTTTATTTCGGCTTGTATTTTTTGCACCGCCGCCCGAACTTCCGGTAGCCCTTGGGTTAAATCCGCAACGCGCTGCGTTGTGCCTAAAGCATTTGCGGGCCGTGCCTTTTGCGCTTCTTCTATCCGCGAACGTATTCTAAAGCCTTCTTTAGCGTTAGCCATGATGCGCGCAGCAGTGGCGGGATCGGCGGCGCGCAACGCGGCCATGATGGGTTTTTCGTTAGCCGTTAATTCTGCCAACGTCTTTACGTCTTGCATGACGCCTCGGGCCAGCGCAGCTTTTGCCGGACCATCCATGCGCCGCAATGCTTGGTTCATTGTAGCTTCGTCTTTGACTACAGACTTGCGTAACTCGGTAACGGATTTAAAATTTAGCTCGTTAGTCACTTCGGCTAATGCTTTATTTTGCGTTTCAAATTCGGCGGTAACTTTGCTGGGTATAGCTTTACCTGTGTCTTTTAGCTCGGCGGCGGTTTGTGCTAATTTTTGCGCGCTGCCGCCGAGACTTTCCAGACGTTGTGTAAGACCCAGACCGGCCTTATCAAGAGCTTCTAACTGAAACTGATGCTCGTCCATCCAGTCTTTATGTGATTTTTTTCCGACAACAACCGCAGCGCGGTATTCGCCTTCTACGCCCGCTTTGATGGCCTGCAACGCTATCGGCGATTCACCAAACGCCGCAACCGCACGAATGGCATCTTCCTCACTACTCAGTATCTTCTCTGTTACCTTACTGGGCGCCAGTATTTGTGTACCTGTTGCGCCTTCGCGTTCCAAGTTAGCAACCCAACCTTTGAGGAATGGCTCGACTACTTTATCTTTGTACAGCGTGCGGGCGTTTTTATATAACGTAGCGGCTTCTTTAGATACGCCATTTGTAATAGCTTGTTCAGCCGCCGATTTAAGCTCCGTTAAATTTTTACGCGTCATGTTCGACAGAGAATCTGTATTCCCTCGAAGAGCCGCCAGATCTATATTCAACGCTTTTATCAGCTTATCTGCTTCCTCAAGCGTCACCATTGCAGGAACTGGCGTCGGGGAAGGCGCGCCGATAATAGGCGACGCAGGGGGTGTTTTAGTACCGTACATCCGCAAGGCTTCGGTAGTGTACGGGGCAATTTGCGGGTTAAGTTGCGTAGATGGATCGGCGGCTAATTTTTTGGCCGCCGCTTCTACCGGCGCAAAACTAAACGGTTCAACCGACGCTTTGAACGCTGCCGTATACGCGGGCGTAACCACTTTTTCCCGCGCTTTTTGTTCTAATTCTGCGCGCGTTTTGGTAAGTGTGTCTCCGACTTCCATTTGTCTAGGGTTGGCTACGCTTGCGGTTAGTCGACCTTGCTGTTGCGCCAACGCGGCTTCAGCGGCTTGTTGTTCAGCCGTTAATGCGCCAATTCTGGCAGTTTGTTGCGTTGCCAACGCGGCCTGTTCTTGCGACAATGCAGTGTTGACTGTTTGGCGGGGTAGGTTAGGCGACCCCGCGCTAGGCGGCAGATTGGTTTGGCTAAGTGCGTTAAGGTTTGTGCTTGCCCCTTCTAGTTGATTGGCTTGACTTTCTCGTAACGCTTTTGTTCTTTCGGCATAAATACCTGCCAAGGCCGTGTTAGCGTTTTGAGATGTTTTAGCCATTGCGGCTAACCCAGGGCTATTCAACGCAACCGCAACCTGTTCGATAGTTGCGCCGCCCTCAAGCATAGCTATTGCCTGGTTCATCTTGGCAATATCGGGCGTTCCTTTAATGGGGTCGGTTGAAAACGCCGACATAATAGCGCGGTTTTTTATTGCTTCTGCGCCACCGGGAAGCGCGGGTTCGATAAGGTTGTACCCCGTGCTAGCTGCTTTTTTTGCCACGCCTTTAGTTACGTCTACCGCCCGTTGAACGCCAGGCACCGCCAACGCCATATTCCCTGCCACACCCGCTATCGGGCCAACCGCAGCTAACGGGTTTGTGTATTGCCCTGCGGTGCTTAACGCTTTGCCCGTTGAGAGCAACGCACCGGAAGTGCTGGCGGCGGCTTCCATGCCGGGAAGCCCCGCCATAGCGCCAGCCACAATGGGGCCACGCGAGGCCGTAGCCACCCGCGTTGCCGCTGCGCCGCCGCCGGTGAATAGGATTGAGAGATCCGCTGCCGCGCCAAATGGATCGTTGTAAAGCGTGGTTTTTATTTTTTCCCACGAACCATATCGTTCTTTGAGAAAACCGCCCATTGCATTGGCAGCATCAACAGCGCGCTTAACAGACGCTGCTTTTTCGGGGCTGTCACCTGAATTAACAAAATCAACAAAGGCTTTTGGCAACGCGTTTTGTAGCGCACCCGCACCAATATCCAACATAGTACCTATGGTGTTGTTGCCTTTTGTATCAACAACATTAACGGCAGCGTTTAACATTCCGCCAGCAAAATGACCCGCAGCGGAAGGTATATTCGATACAAAACCACCGACACTACGTTTGGCCGGTACTTCGGGCGGCGGCGCAGCCAGATGCGGGTTTTGCCGTATAACTTCATTTTGCACTTGTTCTTGCGACGCTCCTTCGGGGCCGTCTATGGTATAAGTTTTTCCGTCGGGTGCTGAAATGCTGTAGGTAGTCATTTGGCCTCCGCTGTGCCCCAACCGGACGTGGGTGTTGCTGCGGCGGGCGTAGCCGCATCACCGCTAATTGCACGGATAGTTGCGGGTAAAAGTTTAGCTTGAAAATCTTTTAGCCCAGTGTCGTTTTCGTACCGTAGCTGAGTGCTTTTTAAACGCCCGCCTAATAGTGCTTGGTATGATTTAATTACGCCGGCTAACTGTGCGGGTGAGTTAGCCCGGTTAAACGCATCCGCAGCTTCCCCACGTTCTCTCATTGAGCCGCCGTTTGCAACGACCGCCTTAACAACTTCTTGGCCTACTATTTTTCGTGTAGCGTCAAAGGTGGTAGGCGCATCCGCGCCAAAGGCGGCGGCTACCCCTTGTTTTGCCGCGTTAGCAAGACGCACATCAGTGTTGTTCAAATCGGCACCGTATTTAGCCAAAGTATCCATGTGGTCAATGGCCGTATTTGTTGACGCAATTGCATCAGCTACCGGCCCTTTTACAAAGGTTTGCTTGGCTATATAGCGCGTCTGCGCTTTACTGGCGTCATATGTTGGGTCAGCTTGGTTAACCAGTTCCAATAACCGTAAGCCCTGTCTAGTCGCAGGGCTTGGTGGGCGTTGATCGTAACGTAATATGGACTCCACTACGGGCTTAACTTGCGGCGGTATCAAAGCTATAAATTCTGGCCCCGTTACGTTGTTCTTAAACGCATCAGCCAAAGTCATTTTAGGTGCAACGCCTGCTGGTGCTTGCGGTGCTTGTGGTGCGGGCGCGGGCGCGAGCGCGGGTGTAGTAGTGCCCAAGTTGTTTACCAAAGGCACACCACCGCCACCGCCCGGCGGTAGCATGTTGTACGGATCAAATTCCCGTTGTCGTATTGCTAGTCCTGCGGCACCTTGGGCTAGTCGTTGCGCGCCTTGTTGTTGCCCAACTAACGCCGCATTAACAGCAGCGGTTAACGCTGCAATTTCCTCACGCGGCGCGTGTCTTGCTCTTGCGGCAGCAAGATCCGCTGCCGCCCTAGCCACTGCGCTTTGCGGTATTGCAGGCGCGCCAGCTATCGGTGCGCCAACTTGGCCCGCCACAGGGTTCATGTTAACAAGATTGCCGCCCGCTACTTGCGGTTTGGGTAGGGTGGCGTGCAAGATTTGTAGCCCGCTTACGTTAGTGTGCATGGTACGCCATTTATCGGTGCTGGCGTTAAATTCAGTTAAGTTGTCTTTTATTGCTTGCTCTAGCGGTTTAAGTTTAGCGCCATATGGGCCTAATATTGGGTCGGCATATGTTTGCCGTACATACTCCGCTACCGCTTCTGGCGTTTGTATGCTGGGAACTTGCCCCTTAAACCGGGCTAATACTTTGTCAAGGAGATTGCTTTCGTCAATCAATTGCTTATTGGGCAGTCCAGCCAATGTTCTTTGTTTAATTTGAAAATCTACACCGCGGGTTGCTGCTTCTTCTTGCGCTTTGTACGCGGCTAACCCCGGTGCGCCAAATCGCATAGCTGTCCCAATGTCCAACTTAAATCCCGGTTGACGCACTGCGTTGTATAGCTCGTTTTGCTGGGCATCTTCCCGCTTCGCTTTGCCCAAAGTGTATTGAGCCATTGCGTTCTGATTCTCTTGCGCCCGAGCTGCTGCCGCCTGATCCATACCTTGCACAAACGCATTGCCGATGCTCTGCGAACCGGGTGGGTTCAATAATCCGAAGTTAAGTTCAGCCATGGTTTACCCCAAAGTTACGGCGAATAGCCGGTACCATAAAGATCAAAATTTTCGGTTTGATTGTAACCAAAACTAGGATCGTAGAATCCACCACCACCGCCGCCATATATCTGCGCGTATCGGCCTTGCGGTGACCGGCCATAATTACCATACATCCTACCTAACGCGTTAGCCGCGCCACCAAACGCTGAAGTACGCTGCCCCGCCGCTGCCAGCGCTGCGTTGCCGGTGTTGGCCGCGCTGGTCATGTAGGCGTTGCCGATGTTACCCGCCATGTTCGCGCCTTGTGCGCCAATCTGATTAGTTGCCGTTTGGCCTGTTCCCGCTACACCAGCCAAACGGTTGTAGAGCTGGTTACGCTCGCCTGTGTTGGCGTTGAAGCCGGTCGTGTAGCGGTTGAAAGCGTTTTGGTATTCCTGGCTACCCAAGTCCTGACCGTAGCGTTGAATGCCCTTAAGTGTTGCGCCGGACAGCAACCCACCTCTGGAGGCTGCGCTTCTGTCCAATGCCTTTACGCCTTCAGACAAACGAAAAGCAGTTCCAGGATCTGCATTTGCGTCGTATTGAAAATCGAATGGCGTGGTAGAAGCAAACCTACCGCTGGGCCTTAAATCTGTGGCAAGTTGATTCACCGCGTCAGTGCCCGCAGCAAGATACGGCGCGTAATCGGCGCGGCTTTGGTCATACTGTCTGCGCTGCTCGGCGATGGCGGCGGCAGATGCTTCCCGCGATGCTTCCGCGGCTCTATTGGCTGCATCTCTTGAAGAATTTGAGCCAAGTATTCCACCGACTACAGATGCTCCGGCTACGGCTGTCATGCCCCAAGTCATATTGATTCTCCTTCCGCAGCTATTTGCGGTAATTGGTCAATGGAAGCGATCAAACCTATATCCGAATAGGACGGCGCAATCACTTCTTGCTCAATCTTATCAAGTTCGGCTTCTTTTTCAAATTCAGTTAAATGCACGGTTGTCCACAACGTATCTTCATGCGCGTATACCGCCCGTTTCAACCCCACTTCGGACACAAAAGTGCAGGGTGCTTCCAGATGTTTCTCCCCAAATTCCGTATACACGGTAACCCTACCTTTAGAAATAAAATTCAAATGTTGATGCCTATGAATTTTACCTATGATTAGGGTGCCTTTTGGGATAAGCATTTCTCGGGCATACGTGCAGCACCCGTATTTCTTGTCTTTAGGCGCAAAATAATGCGTTAACGTGCAGTTCTCTAACGTAGACGGCACTACGCCATCCGCTATTAACTTTTGTAACCCATCTTGGACAACCAAAATATGTTGCCTAAATTTTACTTTATTCGGCGAATTTTGAACTACTACGTCCATTAGCTAACCTCTCGCCCGCTGGCCCGAATGTTGATGGCCGTAGCAGTCCCCGCGATCGTGGATATAAACCCGCTTGCCATCAGCACCTGGCCTACGATCTCTGGAAACGTGTAGACCTCACTTGCTGTTAGCGTCTTGGTTTTGATAATCAAGTTCTGATTGCCCGCCGTGTCGCCAGCCGTAACCAAATTAACGCTAATTGTTGCCGAGCTAGCACTAAAGTTAGTCGCGGTAAACTTGTCGATAATTGTTGTTACGTTAGAAGCCGAGTATTGCGTTGTCTGACTGGACTCAATGGTCTTGGCTGGTATCAGAACTTTTGCTGTGACTGTCATCGGTTAGCCCAAAAGTAGGATATTGTTGGGCGCGGCTTGCATAATTACCCAATTGGTTCCATCGGATACAAGTGTAGCCCAATTCCCAACCACACCCAAAAGAATAGCTGTTCCTGCGGTCGTGCTATCGCGGGGAACAATATTACTGGATGCCGAGACAACCGTCTGAGCTTGCAAGTTTTTGATCGTGATGTAGCGACCAGTCCAAGATGACGCAGCGGGGAAAGTTAGCGTAAACGTTGAGCCGGTCTTGTTATTGATAATCCAAGTGTCTGTTCCTGTAATCGTATAGTCAGCCGTTTTGGTTATAACGGTAGAAAGAGGAACGTAGTCAGTATTGGCAACAGCAGCAGATATTGCCGTTGCGTTACCCTTCAGCAATCCGGTAATGGTCGTTGATAGCGTGATCGCCGGGGTAGTCGTGGCTGTAGCCACGGTTCCGGCCAGCCCGTTGGCCGACACCACAGACACGCTGGTGACGCTGCCCTTGTTATTAAATGTCGTCCAGTCAGTGCTGGTCAGGTAACCGTTGACCGACGTTGTAGCGGCTGGCATCGAGATTGCTGGCGTGGCTCCACCAGAACTAACAACAGGTGCCGTTCCGGTCACGCTTGTTACAGTTCCTTGAGGATTAGCTGCTGTGGTGATACTAGTAACACGCCCATAAGTATCTATCGTAACAACAGGAATTAAAGACACTGAACCTGTAGTACCAGCACTAGCAATACCACTAACAAGATCAATTACAGGGGTAGTTCCACCAGTACTAGACACCCGTCCAGCAGTCCCACTAACACTAGTAACTGTTCCAGACCCTTTATTGTTAAACGTAGTCCAATCAGTACTTGTCAAATAGCCATTAACACTAGTTGTGGCAGCGGCCATGCTAATTGCCGGGGTAGTGCCTCCAGACGACACCACCGGAGCAGTTCCGGTAACGCTAGTAACAGTGCCTGTAGCAGTTGATGCTAGCGTCCCAGTGGTAAAGGTAATGCCAGATCCTATGGTGACGTTGTTAAACCCACCCGCCCCGTTGCCATACAAAATAGATGTGCCACTGGTCGCTGGCGCGTAGTCTGTGCCGCTAGTGGCCGCGCTGATAGCAAGGCCGTTGCCTTTTAACACTCCGGTGATGGTTGTTGATAGTGTGATTGCTGGTGTAGTCGTAGCCGTGGCTACAGATCCGGCCAATCCATTTGACGAGACTACAGAAACGCTTGTTACTGTGCCTTTATTATTAAAGGTGTTCCAGTCAATACTAGTTAAGTATCCATCAACAGACGTAGTGGCCGCTGGCATGCTGATTACGGGGGTAAGGCCACCAGAAGATACGACGGGTGGAGAGCCTGTTACGCTAGTAACGCCAAGTGTAGGTTGAATTGCTGGCCCAAGTTGCAGCTCGTCAAGTGTCGTTGGATTGCTGCCGCTGCCGGTCAAAACAAACATATTAAGAAAGAACCGATACCATTCCCGCGCCATAAGTCCAGTGCGCTCGTCAATGAACGGCACACGAGGTGCGGGAATGTTGGTGATGTTTAATTCGGCCATTAGCTACTCGTCGGCGTAACAAACAGTTCCGCGCCTACAATGGCAATTTTAACGGGGTCAGTAGCCGATATTTCGTATATCCGGTCGCGGATCTTCTCTGTCATGCCCAGCCGCCGCCAGATGGTTCTGGTGCCATACGCGCCTATCTTGCCCATCGATTTCCAATGTTCGTTAGACCATGTATGCCCTGCATCGTCCGACCAGCGCAGCATGACCTGCGGATCGTAACCAGCGGTTGCAAGTTCACCGTAACTTAAAACTAAAACTTCGCCATCTTCAGTTGTAAGGTATAAACCAGATTCGGTCGTTAATTTTTCAGCGTCATAGCCGGGAGTTATAGCAAGCCCAACACCAGTTTCAGCATCGAGCTGTAGGTTGTGATGGGCGGTGCGCTTAAGGTTATTTTGACCGGCTGGCAATGCCCGCCACGTCCGTAGCCATTTTTGTATCTGAGTATCGTCGGCATATACGTCAAGATCAAAAGCGTATACACGACCGTCCTCATAATCACCAATAACGATTTCATCGTTAAAAGATGTTTGGCAATTACTGCGATGCCTGGCGAACTGACCGTTTTCAAATCCAGCGCGTTCGTGCCATAACTGCGTCGAAACATCGTAAACCCACGTTGCTTCGGCAGACGGAAAAATTAACACATAGAACGGATGCCCGTCTTGCTGGTAGGTATAGCCGATGGCATCAGTGATGTTGCCGTAACTCTGAATAGCGTATTCAACCGCATTGGTTGAGATCCGCGCTGGCGTGTAGCCGTTAGCCCGGTAGACAATTCCACGGCCCCGAGCATCAGAGCCTAACCAAAACACGCTGTTATCCAGTTTGGCAACCGAGTAAGCTGCTTCGCAACCGACCTCCATAAACGCGCCTTGAATCCGCGCTAATGGAAAATCTGGAGTCCCTGCGTTATACCAAACTTCAACACTGGTGGTTCCAAACAAGAAAACTTCGCGGTGATCTACAATTAACGCAATTACATCGTCCGGATAACCTTCTGCGCTGGCAAAATCCAACGGGTCAACTGAAGTCCCATCTAACAGGCTGGTCACCCAAAATTTTTGTGTGTCTGGCTCATTGAATACGAAATAACCATCTAGATAGCCAACAGATCCAGCGCCGGGAAAGTCAACATCAGTTATCTGCGCGAATACCAACGTGGATACATTGTAGATAAAACCATCAGGATTACAGGCGATGAATATCTGCGTTCCATTGTCTGCAATGCTGACCGGGCCGCTACCGGACACAGTGCCTATCAATGTAGCAGTCCAACTTGTAGATAGGCTGTAAAACTCATCACCTGATACCACGTAGGCCACGCCGTTGGTTACCCACAAACCACGAATAGGGCCATCACCTACGGTAGCAAGCAAACGCAAGCCAGGACAGCGCATTAAAAAACCAGCTTCTTTCCCTCCGCTGCCATCTGGCACAACTTCAGGAAACAGGTTGACCATGCGATTGTCTGCCGCATTGACCGACCGGGTGACATAACTGCCACCAAGGATAGGCGTTTTCAATTAGTAATTTCCAGCG